TGCCGGGCCCGCGCAGGCCGTTGCAGACAATCGGCCCGCGTGCGAAACAGGCGTCCGGCCCGACGGGGGCGGACATGCCCGCACCTCTCGCCTCACAGTAACGGGGTGGAGCAATGACGACATGGAAGCCGGTAACGGAGAACAGCCCGCCGCCGGGCAAGGTGGTGCTGCTGCGCAAGGCAAAGGGATACTGCTTCGGGACTGGGCTCATGAGCGGTTACTGCGAGCGCCCGGCGCAGGACGCGGTATTCATCGCCAAGCGGGAAAAGAAGGGTGGCCGGTTCCACGGTGGTGGCGTTCGCGGGGAGGTTTTCTACCTGACAGCAGAGGAATGGGCGGAGATACCGGAGTGATGGTCAGGGCGGAAGGGCTCGAACCTTCGACCTTCGGCGTCCAAGGCCGACGCGCTACCGGCTGCGCTACGCCCTGAAAATGGTTGCACGGGCGGGATTTGAACCCGCGACCTCTTGGTTATGAGCCAAGCGAGCTGCCGGACTGCTCCACCGTGCGTCATGATGGCGTGGGGGCGGGAATCGAACCCGCTGCCGGGTGATCAGACCGGCACACGTCCAAGTGCCCCATCATATCCGGGACGGGCTACCGGCCCCGCTACGCAGTGCCGGTTGATACGCATCACGGCCCCCGTCCAACCGTGCGCGCCGCACCTGAACGAAGCCATTCCTGCGCAGGTGCGGAACACATGGAATGGCTGCGGCGGGGCAAAAGCTGCGACCTTCCCCATTGACAGCGCGCCGCATACGCTGCCCCCGTTCTATCGTCAGGAGGGCCAACGCCGACAGATATGCCCCTGCCGGGCGGGCCCACGTCCGTAACGTCACGTGGAGAACCGGCCATCGCAGAGGTCGCGCAACGATGGCAAACCATCTATAATGCAGACCGCAGGAAGCGGCAAGGGAGATGTGAACATGGTGCAGTGCGGCGATCCGAAGTCCGAATACAGGCAGGCATCATGGAAGGGTGTGCCGTTCCTTGTGCGCACGGACACGACCACGGTCGGGCGCCGTGGCGACCTCTACGAATTCCCGAACGGCGAGCAGACCGGATGGCGCGATCTCGGCATAAAGGCGGCGGAGTTCAGCGTCGAGGGATACCTGATCGGCGCGGATCACCACAGGCAGGCGGCGGCCATGAAGGCGGCGGCGGAAAGCCCCGGCCCCGGCGTCCTTGTGCATCCGATCTACGGCGAGACGCTTGTCGCATGCCGGTCGCTCACGATCACGCATGAGATCGAGGACGCGCGACGCATCACGTCATTGACGTTCGATTTCGTCAGCGTGGGAAGCGACGCCTTTCCCGGCCTGTCGTCCGCGCTGCCGCTGTTCATTGACGGCCTGAATGCATTCATCGACGTGGTGCGCGGAAACTTTCTGACGACATGGGCGATTGACGATCTGCCGCTGTATCAGGTGCAGGACTCCCGCAGCGCGTTCGTGCGTATCGCGGACAGCCTGTATCGCGAGCTATACGCATACGGGCACGCGGACAAGGATACACAGGACGCCTTCACGCTGTTGCGGGTGGCGCGGCTCGGATACGGGTCACTGGACGGCGACAACGTTCTTCTGACAGTGCATCGCGGGATCGAGGCGCTGTATGAAAGCGCCAGCGCGGCGGACGCGATCGACGCCATGCGCGCCATTCATGGCAGGCTGCAAGAGCCGATGCCGGTAACGGACGCCAGCACGCGAAACATTCAGGCGATCAGGTCACTGACGGCAAGGCTGCTGGCGGCATATTCCGCGCTCGCGACGACGGACTTGGTGTCGCCAAGCATCGACGACGTTCATGGCTCGATCTCGTTCGTTCAGGGTGTCATGGACAGCGAGGAATTGCAGGCGTCGAAGGCATGCGATCACGACGTGGTGACGGCCATCAAGAGCATCCGCCCGCGCATTCAGGAGCGGCTTCTGCAACTGATATATGACGCTGGCGGGAACGTGAGGTATGCCTATCCGGTCGAGATACCGGGCGGCATGCCGTCGCTCGTGCTGGCTCATTACGTCTATGGCGATGCGCGCCGGGCGCCTGAGATCGAGGCCAGCAACGGCGCACCGCTGGCAATGAGCTCGCCGCGCATGGTCAGACTGTTCACGGAGAGCACGTGATGCTGCAAATCATCTCGCCATCGTCGGTATACGCACCAGACGGGCGTCTGGAGGTATCGGTATCGTTCAGCATGGACGACATGGCCGGGTCGTTCAGCATCGTGCAGGCGCGCGACATGCAGGATGCGGTCATGTATGCCTTTCCTGACCTTGGCATGGGCGCTGACGTATCGATCATGCTGGACGGGCATCTCGCGATCTCCGGGCAGGTTGACAGGCGAGAGGGAGCAGGGGACGCGGAAAGCTATCGCATCACGATCACCGGCCGGTCGAAGACGGCGAACCTTGTCGATGCATCGGCGACGCACAAGACCGGGCAATGGGACAAGGTGAAGCCGACCAGCGTCGTAAAGGACATCGCCGATCCGTTCGGCATCTCGGTCAGGATCGAGAAGCCGGACGAGGAGACGATCAAGAGGTTCATCCTGCGGGACGGCGAGACGGCGGAGCGCGCGATCAGGCGGGTGGCTCGCGAATTCGGCTTCGTCCCGTTCGGCGACGAAAATGGCGATCTGGTCATTCAGGAGCCGGGCGCGCGCGGCACCGGGACGGCATTCGTTCTCGGGCAGAACATTCTGAGCTGGACGGCATCAATGGACATGAAGCTGCTTCACGACAAGGTGATAGTGAAGGGGCAGGGCGTGACGGACGACCACAATTACGGGCGTCCGGCGACGGAAGTCGTGGCTGCGGTCAGGGACGGAACCGTTCGGCATCACAGGCCGCTTGTCATCCCGATGTGGGGCGATGCGACGCCGGATCGTGTCCGGCGCCGGGCATGGATCGAGGCGCTGCGCCGACAGGGCGAGAGCATCAACGTAAGCCTTGTGGTGCCGGGCTTCGTAGATCCGGTTCGCGGCGACCTCTACAGGCCGAACGTGCGCCATCACGTCGTCATACCGATCGACGGGGTGGACAACATTCTGGTGGCCAAGAGCGTGGAATTCTCGCTGACTGGCGATCAGGCGCGCACCACGATCGAGCTTGTCCACGAGCAGGCGTTTTCCGACGGGAAAGCGGCCAGCACGTCGAAGGCGAAGGGCGGGAAACGGCTCGCGAAGTCAAGCATCGGCGGCAGCGCACAGTCGAGCGATTGCGACGCAAGATGCTGGCGCGACGCATACCGGGCGGTGGAAGACATGGAGCTTGACGAATGAGCACGACATGGCGGCTGTATGACGACATGCGGGATCAGGGGCGCGTCACAGTTCAGCGCGCCACAATCGAACAGGTTCAGCAGGTGGACAGCATTCAGCGCGTCCGTGGCCGCGGCCTTGCCAAGACGCAGAATGATCTGATCGAGCACATTCAGCCGGTCGGGTTTTCCAGCAATCCGGGTGGCGGGGACAAGATCGAGGCTTTCTTTATGGACGTGGTTGGAGAGAGCACGCACCGTATCTGCCTTGCCGTCATAGGCGACAGGAAGAAGACGCGCCATGTCGCCCCCGGCGAGGCAATCGTCTATGCACCGGGCGACAACAGCCAGTATGTCCACGTGACACCGAACGGCATCACTGTCAATGCGCCGGGGCAGAACGTTACAATCAACGGCGCGCAGAGCGTGACCATCAATGCGTCAGCAGGCGTGACCATGAACACGCCACAGGTCACGATCAATGGTAATCTGAACGTGAACGGCGCCATTTCGCGCCTGACGTGTCCGTGCTGCTGATGGAGGAATGCGATGACGCGCAGGGTCATTGATTGCAGCCAGTATGAGAACAGCCCTTTCACGTTCTGGACGACACGGGCGGAGCCGGACGGAACCGGCGTGGAATGCGCGCCTTGCGCATCACAGACGGTGGACTGGCAGCAGGCGGACGCAGACGAGGTGCATCTCTCGGATGACGGCGGGGTGCAGGTTGGAACGAACGGCGCGCTCTCGACGCGGGATTACGTGAGGTCGCTGGCCATCAACTACCTGCTGAGCGACAGGGAAGCGGACACCGCGCCGGACTGCATGGAATACGTCTCGCGGCGCGGGTGGTGGGCGGACAGCTTCCGGGAAAACGGCTTCCGTCTCGGCTCTCGCCTGTGGACGCTGCAATGGTCTGCTAGCATCGCGGAAACGCTGGTCAAGGCCCGCGAATACGCGCTGGAGGCATTGAAGCCGCTGCTGGACTTCCGGGTGGCGCAAGACATTTCGGTGGAAGCGCGGTATTCTGACAGGAGCACGATCGTGCTCGAAATCAGGATCACGGGGCCATGGGGGCCGATAGGGCTCACGGTTTCCGGGGCGGAACATCCGCCGTATGGGTTTCTGTGGAGGGAGATCACATGAGCGACAAGTGCGGGCCGAAATGTCTCCCGGACAGGGAAGATGTTGGCGAAATGCGCAACCGCATCGCCACGGAAATGAGCACGCGCCTGTTCGGCGGCGCGCCAATCCTGCCGGGCAGCAACGAGGATGTGGTCGCGTTTCTCATGGCAGGCGTCCTTTACGAGGCGCACAGCCTGACGGAAGCGGCGTATCGCGAAACCGATCCGCGCTGCATGTGCTGCGACAGCCTTTTTGAATTCGCCGCACGCCGTGGCATATACAGGCAACCGGCGGCTCCGGCAAAGGGATACGTGAGGCTGACCGGGACACCGGGCGCGGCGATAACGTATCCGCTCTCATTCACGGATGCGGCAGGGCGCCAGTATCAGACGGACGCGACGTTCACGGCCGCGCCGACGGCTCTTGACGCATCCGGCGAGGCGGTCGTCCGCATCGAGGCGCTTGTGCCGGGCGAGGACGGGAACAAGGATGCTGGCGAGACGCTGACGATCGGATCACCGCCGCCGGGCATCAACTCGACTGCGGACGTGATCGGCACTGGCCTGACCGGCGGGGCTGCGGAGGAGGATTGCGAAAGCCTGCGGGAACGGGTTCTGGCGCGTCTCCGCAATGGCGCCGTGTCTGCGAACGTCAACTGGATCATTGAGCGCATTCGCGAATGGCCGGGCGTAACCCGCGTCTGCGCCAGCACGTGCGACTGTCTGGTGCCGTCGTTCTACGTCTTTATGGATGGCACGTATGGCCCGTATGGCGTGCCTCCGCTGCCGGTGCTCAATGAGATTGAGGATTACATTTTCGGCAATCCGCAGGGGGCCGGGCTTGGCCTTGCGCCGGTCGGAGCGAAGGGGCGGCTTGTGCAGGCGCAGCCGGAAAGCGTCACGATCAACATTCACGGCCTGTCGCCATTGACGCCGGTCATTCAGGACGCCGTGCAGACGGCAATCAATGACGTGTTCTCGCGCATGGTCTGTCCGGGCGGGTGCATGTGCCTGAAATGGATTGACGACGTTCTGGCATCGGTGGAAGGTGTCCAGTGCTACGAACGGGTGGAGGTGGTTCCGGGGACGAATTCGCAGATCAATGGCACAGACCTGTGCATGGACTGCGACTACTTCCCGGTCGTCGGAGCAATCAACTATCTTTGAGCCATGCCATACCAGTGCCCTACACCACAGACGACACCGCATGACGGATGCTGCACAAACTGGTGCGGCGTAACCCGCGAGGACGTCAGGTGCTTCGTCCGCTCGCTTCTGCCGCCGGGCGAGGTGTGGCGGACGGAAGAGGCGAAGACGAAGATCATAGAATTCGTGGACATTCTTGCGGATCAGTTCTACGAGGTAGTCCAGCGCGCGTGCTGGATGATCCGGGAAAGCGATCCATGCACGGCGGTGGACACGCTTGACGAATGGCTCGATCTATTCGGGGCGCCGCCGGAGGTGTGCGCGCTTGCGGGTGGCTGCAACACGCCGGACTTGGTGGCGCCGTTCAAGCAGCAGATAGCGTGCCTGTTCGCGCGTCTGGAAT